ACACACGAAGCGTGTGTATTCCAATTGTGTTGATGGAGGGTCCGATGCCGCAGAACAGCACCGAGAAACAGCGCACGAATGTCTCGCTGACCGCCTCCACCCTCGCCGCCGCGCGCGAGTTGGGCCTGAATGTCTCCGCGATCAGCGATGCCGCGCTCGCAGAGGCCGTGCGTACGGCGAAGGCCGAGGTCTGGGCGCGCGAGAATGCCGAGGCGATCGCCGAGCGCCGCGCCTGGATCGAGGCCAACGGCACCCCACTGGCCGATCTCCAGGTCCTGAAGCTCGACTGATGGCGCAGTTCCATGTCTATCGTGTGCCTGGCGGCCGGCTGGTGCTCGACCTCCAGACCGATCTGATCGAGACCGGCACCCGCGTGGTCGCGCCGCTGGTGCCCGCCGCCTCGGGACTGAGGGCCATCGGGCGGCTCGAGCCGGTCTTCGAGATCGAGGGTGCCACGCATGTGCTGCACACGGCCGAGATGGCCGCGATCCCCTCGGCCCTGCTCAACGCACTGCCCGTCGCGGACCTCTCGCGGTTCGACTACGAGATACGGGGCGCCCTCGACATGGTCTTCTCGGGGTTCTGATCACTCCATGTATCGGGGCGTGCTGATCTTCCAGCCACGCCGCCGGGGGGCGGTAATGCGCCCGGCTTGAGGCTCGGAGGGTTTGTCGTTTTCAGGCTTTGCAGCTGCTGTGGCGGTTTCTACGCCGGCCTGCTTCTCCAGCTGCCGCCACATGCGTTCATCAAAGCGATCCGCGCCGAGGATCCATGCTGCGGCGCGGGCATAGATGCGGACGTCCAGCGCCTCGTTGCGCTCGCGCAGCTTCTGCCATTCCTGACGGGCATAGCCGCGTTTGTCACGGATCGTGACCAGCTGCTCGGCCACCAGCTGTTTCAGCCATTCGCTGTCCGCCCAGTCGGGCAGGTGGATCGTGCCTGCTGGATTAGATGCGCCCAGCGCGCGATCTTCATCAGAGGGTCGCTCAATGCGCAGGAACCGATAGGTCTCAGCCTTGAATGTGGCCGTGGCCACGGTCCAGAGCCGGGCCCCGCGCTTGAGTTTGCGGCCATTCACCGTCGCATCGACGAAGGTCGGCCCGGACACCGGCGTGGCCCGGTTGAAGCCTTCGAGCCCCTTCACCGGTGCCACCTGTGCAATCCCCTGCTTGCGGGACCAGGCATAGACGGCGGCGGACTCGTAGCCGGTGTCGATGGCCAGCTTCGCCAGCGTCATGACGGCGCCATGCTCGTGGACCCAAGTCTGGCCGAGAAGGGCGGTCAGCCTCTCCCAGCAGGCCGGATCATCCGGCCCGCCCGGAATGACGATGTGATCGACGAGCCAGCTCTCCAGCCCGCGCCCCCAGGCCCAGATATCGACCTCGATCCGGTCCTTCTGCACGTCCGCCCCGGCGGTGAGGAACAGTCCGCCTGCCGGGATCTGCGCGGCGAACACCGCGCGCCGGTCGGCCAGGCGCTGCCATTCCGGGGCCTCGCCCGACTCGATCCAGGTCTCGCCCAGCAGCGTGTTGCGCGCGGCGCGCAGCATCTCGTCGGAGCCTTGGGCCGCCAGCCAGTCCCGCGCGATCTGCTCCCAGCTCTTCCAGCCAATGGGCGAGTAGAGCGCCGAGAGGTGGAACCCGATGGCGGTCGGGTCGGTGGCTGTAGCGGTCGCCCGCCACTCGCCCAGCGCCAGCATCTCCGTCTTGTGGTGCTCGGCGATGGGGCGCTCGCAGCCTTCGCAGTGATACGCCGCTGTTTCCGGCTTCCCCTTTGCCCAGCGCAGCCGCTCGAACTGGAGCCACTGCATATGGCCGCACTGCGGGCAGGGCACGAAATAGCGCCGCTGGTCGCTGGCCTCGAACTCGCGCTCGATCCGGCTGAGCCCCCGGATCGTCGGCGTCGAGACCATGAACACCTTGCGCCGGTGCGCGAAGGTGGTTGTGCGGGCCTCGGCCAGCGTGACCGGATCGCCCTCCTCGTCGGCCGAGGCGGGATAGGCGTCGATCTCGTCGAGGAACACATAGCGCGCGGGCATCGAGCGCAGGCCGGTGGCGCTGTTCGCCCCGGTCAGCACCAGGATGCCGCCCGGAAACTCCTTCGACAGCATCGAATTGCCGGCATCGCGCGAGCGGGCGGGGCTCACCCGCTCCTTCAGCGCCGGGCTGTCCTCGATCAGCGGGTCGATCCGCCCGCGCGAGGTCCGCTTGGCCATCTCGACCGTCGGCAGCACCGCCAGCATCGGGCCCGGCGCATGATGGATCACGAAGCCGATCCAGTTGTTGCCCGCTTCCGTGGCCCCGACCTGCGCCGCCTTCATGAAGCTGATCCGCTGCGCCGGGTGGTTCGGGGACAGCGCATCCATAATGCTGCGCAGATAGGGCGTGCGTGTAGTGCGGTACCGTCCTGGCTCCGCCGAGGCGCGCGAGCTGAGCCAGCGGTGCGCATCGGCCCATTCCGACACGGTCAGGTCGGCGTCCGGTCGCATTCCCCGCCGCCAGGCGCGCAGGACGTCTTCGGCCCCGTCAAAGCCGAGGTCGAGCCCCTCGGTCAGGTCGTGATCGTCTTCTCCTTCATGCAATGCTGACCCGAAGGTCGGCGAGGGCGTCGAGCTGCTCTCGGACATGGGTTTCCAGCACCCTCTGCAGGATCGCAGTCTCGATCGTCACGGGTGTGCCCGAGGCCTTCTCCATCTCTGCGGACAATTGCGCGGCCATCAGCGCGGCCACGCGGGTGGGCCAGGTCACCCATGTATCGCGTTCCTGGCGCGCGAGGCGAAACACCAGCGTTTCGGCGCGCGCGCGGTCGACCAGCACGCCCTTCTTCTTCTGGACCGCGATCTGCTTGTCCTGAGCGGCATAGACTGTCAGCAGCGTGCGCGCCTTGACGTAGGACGCGGTCTCGCCCGGCCCGCTGATCATCCCGTCGCCACCCCGCGATCGCATCTGCTGATCCGGGTCGGTCATCGCGCTGCGGCGCGCATCGGACGCCACCGCGTTGATCGAACCGTCCGGGTAGAGCACCAGCCGACCGTTCTTGCGCGCCTTTTGCACCGCCCCGCGCGAGAGGTTGGCGTGCTCGGCATAGGCGCGCTCGGACATGCCTTCCATGGCGCTGTGGTGACCTTCAAGATATTGGAATTAAACGTAAAGATGGCATTTATTCAGTTGATTACACTTCCCGACAGAGCGAATCTCGGATCATGAAGCGGGTGCATCGCGCACCGCCAGAGACAGCACGGAGACAGCCATGCGCAAAAACCCTGATCCAACCGATGCTCGAGATGCCCTGCTGCGCGACATCGCCGAGCGCCATCTCTTTCTTGAGACCCTCGAGACCCGGAACGCCGACGGTCTCGATTTCCACGACCACGCCGTCTGGGCGATCCGCTCCGCGCTGGAGGCGGCCTTTGAAGCCGGGCGCTGCGCCGCCACCAATTCCTGAAAGGACACCCACATGACCGCCATCACCACCATTCGCATCGACCATGCCGCAGTGCCCGATCCCCTGAACAGCAAGAATCCGGACGCGGTCGCCGGCATGATCGAGGCTGCGCTGCGCGACGAAGGCATCACCGCCGAGGCTTCCGACGTGATCTCGCATATCAAGATCGAGCTGCCGACCACCCAGCTTGCCGCTGCCAGCGCGTTTCTGGTCAGCTTGCACCTGCTCTGACGGAGGTGGTCATGAGCACCCGCGCGCAGATCGCCATCCAGACCGGGCCAGATGAGTGGACCCACATTTACTGCCATTATGACGGATATCCGTCGCATATGCTGCTCGCGCTTGCACCGTGGACGCCCCAAGACATCCTTGCCGCCAAGGAAATCCGGCAGGTCCGGGCAGACGTGCTCGACTGTTTCGATCCGCCCCGCGAGCCACCCATCCTGCAACAGCCAACCCGCGAGTTCTGCCACCTCTACGTCTGGCAGGACGGGGCATGGGTCGAGGTCAATCCCGATACCGACTGATGACCTCCTGCTGAAAGGGTCCCTCCATGACCGATCTGTCCCCCAATTGTCTGCCCGAGGGCGAGACCCTCGACGACATCGTGCGGCGCAACTGCGCGATCGGTTTCGACCTGCGGTTCTGCCGCAGCGTGGCCGTGTCCGAGCACGACCGCGATACCATCACCTGTGACCCACCCGAGGCGGAGTTCGCCACGCTCTTTGCCCTCACCGATCTGGGCGAGGCCATCGCCATTCACGATGTGCAGCTCACCAGCGCCGGGGCCGGCGAGGTGGCGGCCGTCAGCCGCGCGCTGTTCATGGCCATGGTCAACGCGCATCGCGATCCGCCCGACGCGGCCCAGCGACACGAGGCCGAACAGGCCGCGCTCACCGATCATGATCGGATCGGATGATGCTCGACGGCTCGATTATAAAGACCTGATATTGCTCAGAATTGCCTACGATAATCGGCCCGGCAGAGCGATTGTGATGACACGGAAACGATGCAACTCACCTCAAGGAGCCACGTCATGATCAGCCCGAACCAGATCACAACACCCCGCCATCAGCTGCGTGCCGAGAAGGCCCGCAGGAATAAAGAAGCAGCGCTCGCCGCCTTCATCGCGAAGAAAGCCGAGATCGACGAGAGGCTCACCCGCTTGGCACAGCTCAGCGACGATCATTTCAACTGCGCCCCCGACGAGGTCGGCTGGGCGATGGTCGGCACGCTCGACCACTACGCCGGGCTCCTCAAGCGCATCACCGACAGCGCCTTCGGCGAGGGCGAACACGCTGAGTGACCCTTCCGGCCCGGCTTTGGGGCAGCCCGTCATCATGGCGGGCTTCACCCGGTAGAAGGCGGCGCATTGCGCGCTGTCCGAGCCGACCCGGAGGTTCCCATGCCAAAACTCACCGATACCCAGACCATCATCCTCAGCCGCGCGGCCACCCGCCCCGGCAATCTGGCCATGCCGCTGCCCGACGGGCTGCACGGGGCCGCCGCCAGGAAGGCCGTGGCCGCGATGATCTCACGCGGCTGGCTCGAGGAGGTCGACGCCGACCTGCGCAAGGGCGAGCCGCTCTGGCGTGAGACCGGCGATGGCCATGGGACAACGCTGATTGCAACCGAGGTCGGGTTGGATGCCATCGGGATCGAGCCGGTCGCGGTCAGTGCCGTCGCCAGCGCGCGAAAGGCAAAGCCGCAACCGGACGCGGAACCCGCCGTGACAAAGGGGACTGAAGTCTCGAAGCGCATCACCATCCGCGCCGGCACGAAGCAGGCGCAGATCATCGCGCTGCTGCAGCGGCCCGAGGGGGCGTCCATTGCTGAGATCGCCGAGGCGACCGGCTGGTTGGCGCACAGTGTGCGCGGCCTGGTCTCTGGCGGGCTCAAGAAGAAACTGGGCCTGCCCGTAAGTGCGGAGAAGGTCGATCAGCGCGGCACCGTTTACAAGCTTGACGCCGCCTGATCCTCGCAGTTATCGCAAACGCTCAAACAGCCTGCGCAGCGTGTAGCTGCGCAGGAGCGAAACGCCGGTGAAGACCCCGCCCAGCGCCAGGTTGTCGCCAAGGCTCGCCTGCAGGCCGAACCACGGAAACACAATGATCTGGATGGCCACTGCCAGTGCATAGCCCACGGCGACATTGGTGAGCGCCTCGATCAGCGACATGCGGCGTGATTGGCTCATGCGCGCTTTCTCGACCGGCGCGCGGGCTTCTGGTCTCCCTCGTCCATGACAAGGCGACTGGCTGTCCGCCCCGTGGCCAATTCCCAGCGGCGCACAGCGACGTCGCAATAGACAGGATCCAGCTCCACCGCGTAGCACCGCCGACCGGTGCGCTCTGCCGCGATCAGCTGGGTGCCCGAGCCGCAGAACGGCTCGAAGACCAGGTCGCCCGGATCGGTGAAAGCCTCCAGAACCGCTTCGACCAGCGCCACCGGAAACACCGCCGGGTGCGATCCGGCCGCGCCCAGCCCGCCCTTGTGGCGCATGATGCGGAACACAGAGTCGGGGATGCGATGGCTCTGGATCGTGTTGCCGGTGCCGGTCTTGGGCCTGACCTGTCCGTCGGTGGTGCGCAGGCCGCCGCCGCCCAGGGTCTCGCCCGCGTGCTTGCTTTCCACCGTCTTGTTGGGTTTGCGCGGCTGGCGGTTGAAGTGGAAGATGAACTCGTGCGAGGGCGCGAGCCGCCCGTTCCAGTCGCCGGGCAGGCCGGGGCCCTGGTCCCAGACATACCACCCAAACCGCCGCCAGCCCTGCGCGTGCATCCAGTCCACCCAGCCCTCCCAATACGGGATCCACTCGCCGTCGCGATGCACGAGGCCGAGATTGACCAGTAGCTGCGCAGCCTCGGCGACCGGTGCCACGGCGAAGACGCCTTGGATCAGCGCATCCCAATCGCCGACCTTCTCCTTGGCCGCGCCATAGTCGCGCTGCTGGGCATAGGGTGGGGAGGTGAAAATCAATGTGGCCTGCGCCCCGTCCATCAGACGCGCCGCCACGGCGGGGTCGGTCGCATCGCCGCAGATCAGCCGATGATCGCCCAGCGCCCAGATGTCGCCCGGACGTGTGATCGGCTCGGCCGGGGCCTCGGGGATCGCGTCGGCGGTGTCATCGTCAACGGGCGTGCCGTCGTCGTCACCGGCATCGTGCAGCAGAGTGTCCAGCTCATCTTCGGGGATGCCGATCAGCCCGAGGTCGAAATCCTCGGCCAGCAGCCCGCGTAGCTCTTCCAGCAGCAGAGCGTCGTCCCAGTCACCCAGCTCGGTCAGCTTGTTGTCGGCGATCCGATACGCCCGCCGCTGTGCCTCGGTCAGGTGCCCCAGCACGATCACCGGGGCCTCGGTCAGCCCGAGGTGGGCGGCGGCCAAGATGCGGCCGTGGCCCGCGATCAGCTCGCCATCGGACGCGACGAGACAGGGCACGGTCCAGCCGAACTCGGCCATGCTGGCCGCGATCCGTGCCGCCTGATCGGCGTCGTGCGTCTTGGCATTGCGGGCATAGGGTTTGAGCCGATCCAGCGGCCAGAATTCGATCTGGCTCGGGCGTAAATGCGTCGTCATGCGGTGAGCCGTTTGGCCTTGAGGGCGGCAAAACTCTCGCCGGTTTCCACCAGCACTGCCTCCTCGCCGGTGAAGGACTGCCAGCGCTCGATGGCGACATCGACATAGGCCGGGTTCAGTTCCACCCCGTAGCAAACGCGCCCCGTGGTTTCCGCCGCGATCAGCGTGGTGCCGGAACCCATGAAGGGCTCATAGACCGCCTGACCGGGGACCGAGTTGTTCAGGATTGGCCGGCGCATGCATTCGACGGGTTTCTGGGTGCCGTGCACCGTGTCTGTGTCCTGATCCTTGTTCGCGATCTGCCACAGCGTCGTCTGCTTGCGATCGCCCGCCCAGTGGCCCTTGCCCTTGGCGCGCACCGCATACCAGCAGGGTTCATGCTGCCAGTGATAGTCGCCACGGCTCAGCACCAGCCGGTCCTTGGCCCAGATGATCTGCGACCGGATGGCGAAACCCGCCGCCAACAGGCTGTCGGCCACGGTGGCGGCATGGAGCGCGCCATGCCAGACATAGACCACATCGCCCGGAAACAGCGCCCAAGCCTCGCGCCAGTCGGCGCGGTCGTCGTTCAGCACCTTGCCAGTGCGCTTGGTCCTGGCCGCGCCCGCCTGGTTGCGCCAGGATGGGTCATAGTCCACGCCATAGGGCGGGTCGGTCACCATGAGGAGTGGTCGCACATCACCCAGCAGCCGCCCGACCACATCGGCGGAGGTGCTGTCGCCGCAAATCAGACGGTGCGATCCCAACTGCCACAGATCGCCCGGTACCGAGACCGGCGTGACCGGTGGTTCGGGAACATCGTCCTCGCCCTCGACCGGGCCATCCCCGCCCAGCGCCTCGGAGTCCTGCAGCAGCGCGTCCAGATCATCCTCGCTGATGCCCAAGAGCGACAGGTCGAAATCCTCGGCCAAGAGCCCCGCGATCTCGTCGCGCAAGATCGCCTCGTCCCAGTCGCCCAGTTCCGTGAGTTTGTTATCGGCGATCCGGTAGGCCCGGCGTTCGGCCTCGTCGAGATGGCTGAGCCGGATCACCGGCACGTCCGTCAGCCCCAGCATGGTGGCCGCCAGCACCCGGCCATGCCCCGCGATCAGCTCGCCATCGTCGGCCACCATGCAGGGCACGGTCCAGCCGAACTTGGCCATGCTGGCGGCGATCTTCGCGACCTGGTCGTCGCCGTGCATCCTGGCATTGCGGGTATAGGGGCGCAGCCGGTCGATTGGCCACGTCTCGATCTCGCTTGGCGCGAAGACAAGGTCCATGAGGCGGGTCTCAAATGTGGAGCAGGGCGAAAACGTGCACGCGCGCCGCGAGCATGTTCAGCAGCGGGAGCGGGGTCCGCGATGTGGGGAAAAAGAAAACGCCCGGAAGGGTTTCTTCCGGGCGCTATTCTTCGATGATCAATGTGTACGTCAAGGGGGCTAGAAATGTCAAACCATTTTTGCGCCTGGAATCAACACGTTCCGGTTCGCCCGAGCGCAGGTGACTTCCTGACGCGGCGGCGGTGGCCGGTGGATTCCGTAAGGTGGATTCCCTGGCTTCCCGGTGGACTCCACCTGAGCCAGTTGGGTGCTTGCGTAAGGCTTTGATATTGAGTCAGAATTTCCAGCAAGGCCGCTGCGGTGGCTTCCGGGTGGATTCCCCGGTGAGGAATCCAGTCGCTGGCGAAATGGCGCGCTCAGCCCCCCCGTATACAGATCCGGCCTGGGAGGAACCATGCCGGGGGGGATCAAGGATGATCAGGCGTTTCCCTCTTTTGTTTCCAGGTGATACGGCTTGATCAATGCTGCGGCCGGGATTTTCCAGCTGGTGTGGATCTTCTGGATCATAGCCAAGGTCAGCGGGCGTTTGCGGTTCATGATCTCGGATGCACGGGACTTTCCGCCGACCAGTTCTGCCAGATCACTCTGACGTCTTTGCTTTATGTCCATGAATACCTTTAGCGTCTCGATCGGGTCGAGTTCTTCAATTGGGTATTCTCGGTTCTCATAGGCTTCGATCAGATCGGTCAGGATGTCGAAACGATCTGCTTCCGTTGTTCCGGGCTCAGGTGGAGCGTCGAAATACTGCTCGATTTCCGCAAGTGCCCAGTCCAGGTCTGCATCCGTCCGGATAGCGCGCAATTCCATCAGATTTTCTCCACATCGATCTTATCGTATTCGGCATGCGTGCCGATGAACTTGATCATCACACGGTAGTACGGTCCATAGGCAACGCGCGCGACGAGGCGGAATTTGTTACCACCGATATCAAATACAACACGGCTATCCCCAACGAAGTCTACTGATGTCCCGAACATTTCTTTTACGTCCTGTGGTCGTTCCCATTTGGCCTTCTCGACCTCGAGATACCAAAACTGAAGCGGTGCTTTCGCAGATGCATGCCTGGTCCAATACTGGACAAGTGCACGCTTCGAAAGAACTCGCATAGGGCCCTTTCCCGATTTCCGTAGTGACATGGTTACATGAAAGTGTTCCCAAGCAGGGAACTTGTCAAGGCCTGCGAACCTGTGATCTTTCCCACGGCTGCACCTTTGGCATCACCGCCGTCACCTCCACCTCCCTCAGCATCCGGCCCGCCATCAGCCCGTCCCGCACCCAACCCAGCGCCCGCCACCATTCGTCATAGGCGCGCCGTGCAGAGTCGATCTGCTGCGGGTGTGGTGAGAAGGTCACCGGGCAGGCACGGACTTCGAGTGTGCGCCATTTCCCACGGATGAGAACCCGTTCCGTCCCGACCACGATACTGGCCGCGCGATCACCATGGCGATTGCGCTTGATCTCGACGGGCACGCAGCGCGGCACGGCCCCCGGCATCCAGTCCGGCGTCAGACCTGCCCGTGCCAGTTCCGCCACGCGGATCGCCATGCGCTTTCCGCCGAGTCTGTCGGGCATCCCGGCGACGGTGGCGGCGATCACCTCGGCATCCTCGTGGGTGTAGCTGCCCATCTTGTGTCGGCCACCGTCGACCTTACAGCCCAGCGCGGCACGCTGCATCAGGACATATTCGAGGCCAAACCCGAAGCCTTCCTCGACCACATCCTCTGGCGGCGGCAGGTCCAGCTGTGCCTTTTCCACCCGGAACGCCCATTCCAGCGCCGCCTGCACGCCCAGCGTGCGTTTGACTTTTGCACCACTCGTGCGGGTAATTCGTCCCTGCATGCTCACGGCTGCAATCCTTCAAAGAGGTTCATTTGCACCGGGCCTGCCGGCTCCTCGCTCGCTCGCCAGATCCACGGGCCCGAGGCCATGGGCAGCTGCGAGAGAGCGCCACGCATGCGCTGCTGCCAATGGGTGAACGCCGTTGCCGAGCAGGCGCAGAGCGCGTGCCCGATGGGCCAGCCCATCAGCCATCCGACGAAGAGCGGGTTCAGCCGCCGCCGTGACCGGCCCTTCAGGATCCGCCGCGAGACGGCGCGCCCATGCGAGGCAATCATCGAAGCCCAGAGCGGGCGCGAGATCGGGGCGTGCGGCGAGGACCGCGGCCCATCCGGCGAGGTCGCCAGGGCTGGGCGGGTGAAGCCCTGCTCCGCCCGATAGTGCAGCAGGTCCATTCGGGATTTGCCGTCGGTGCGCGTCACGCTGGCCGGACTGCTGCCCTTCCAGTTCTGCGCCGCCGGTGTCGGCCATTGGATCGCTTGCGCCGACAGCTTCGGCTCGCCACGACTGTTGATCTTGCCGCGCAGCCGATCCATCTGGTCGTCGGCCACCGGCGTTTGCCATTGCGCCGCCTGCGTCGGCAGGGGCGGCATTCCGCCCGAGCCATAGCTCTGACCCGGCCCGCCCTTCGCGCCATCTGTGGCCTTCGGTGTCGACCAGTTGGTGATGCCCAGCGCCAGCGCTTCCGCCTTGCGGGTAAAGTCGCTGTTGCCCGCCGGGTTGTAGCGGGTCGTGCCGGGATGCAGGCTCATCGGTGTGGGCCAGGATGAAGATCCGGAGCCGCTGGTGCGGCGCGCCAACCTCTGCCGCGCTGAACAGACCCGCCGCAGGCGTGTAGCCCAGGCCCCAAAGCTCTCGCAGGACGGCTTCAAGGCCGAGGGTGACGTGACCTGCGACGTTTTCGAGGAACACCCATTCGGGGGCGCATTCCCCGATGACGCGGGCGACGTCGGGCCAGAGATGGCGGGGATCGTCGGCCCCTCCACGCTTTCCGGCGGCGCTGAAGGGCTGGCAGGGATATCCGGCGAGGACGGTGTCAAACGCCCCGCGGAAGGGGCGGGCATCAAAGCTGCGCAGATCATCCCAGATCGGGGCCGGGGCGAAGTACCGCGCGGCTTGGGCGGCGATGAGCACGGCGCGGGGCCAGTCCTCCCATTCGACGAAGCATCGGGTGTGGTATCCCGGCTCGGCAAGCATGAGGCCCAGATCAAGGCCTCCGCCGCCAGCGCAGAGGGACAATCCGTGCCGGGGACGTGACACCATGGCATTCACAGCACCCCCCTCTGCCGCAGCCGCTGGGGCGTCACCAGTCCCCGCGCCAGCATGGCGTGGCACATGGCGTTGCTGATCATGCTGGCGGGCAGGTATTCGTCGGAATTGACCTTGGCCGCGTAGAAGGCCGCAAGCTCGTCATCGCCGGGCCTGGGGCCATCAATGCGCTTGCGGCGTCGGGTGTCGCCGCTGCCGTTTGCTGAGCCCCTTGCCGCAACCGGTGCGCCGCACTGCTTCAGGCGCCCTGCCGCTCTCTGCATGGCCCGATCGAGCGCCTTGGGTCCATCTGGCGGCTCCGGATGGTCCCGCCGCGAGGCCTCTGCCACCGCGAGGATCGCGTCCTCGTCGAGACCGAGATCGTCGCGCCAGCGCCGGACATGTTCGCGCGGTGGCCAGCCCTGCCACCAGCCGGGCAGGGCGGCGGGATCGAGGCCCAGCGCCCGGACCAGCTCCCCGAAAAACTCCTCGGAGATCGCATCGCGCGCCTGCGCGCCCTCCTCCTCCTTTACTGGTTTACTTAAAGGTTCCCTTACAGGGTTAGTGTCCGGATTCCGGACACGGGTCGGGGCATTTTCCGGACACGGCTCGGCCGGAAAATCGGACACGGGTCGGGCCTCACACCCGTGTCCGGTTTCTGGACACGGGTCGTCGTCAGCCTGCGCTTCTTCATCGAAAGGCGCTGGTTCAGCACGGCTTTCTTGCTGGTCTGGGTTGCCATGTCCGGTATCCGGACACGGGTCTGGCACATGCGGTGTGAAGCCCGCCTCGAACCCACTGCTGTCCGGTTAAAACGACTGGACTGATCGCATGACATTGATTCTACTCGAGTTCAGGCGTTTTGCGGCGTTCTGGACACGAACAGGGGATCAATGTCATGCGGCATCAGAATAGCGTTTTTCACCAGATTCAAAAGCACGTTCCGTGGCGCGTGTTTGATCGGCTTGTGGCGGAGCACAAAGCCGATCACCGGGTTCGCACATTGCCGACCAAGAGCCAGTTTCTGGCGCTCCTTTTTGGCCAGCTTTCAGGCGCGGTCAGCCTGCGCGAGATCGAGGCCGGACTGGCCAGTCAGCAAGCCCGACTTTATCATGTGGGCGGGCGCAGCATTGCCCGCAGCACGCTCGCCGAGGCCAATGCGCGCCGACCTGTGGCGGTCTTCGCGGGCCTCTTCGCCGATATGGCGGCGACCGCCAGCCGCCGCACCCGCCGCCATATCAGCGATGCGGTGCGCATTCTCGACGCCACCCGCATAGAGCTTTCGTCGCTGCGTGCGGGATGGGCCGACATGGTCAGCGGCCACCGCGCCATCAAGCTCCATGTCCGCTACGACCCGCATGCCGATGCGCCTGTCGCGGTCGATGTCACCGGCCAGAAAACCAACGACATCACCCCGGCCAAGGCCATGCAGATCGAGCCTGGCATGACCTATGTCTTTGATCTGGCTTACTATGATTTTGGCTGGTGGGCTGCCCTCGACGCCAAGGGCTGCCGCTTCGTCACAAGGCTGAAGACCCATACCAGGCTTGCGGTGACAGCCGAGCGGCCACTGCCCGAAGACAATGACGCCATCCTCGCAGACCGCATCGGGCTCCTGCCGCAGCGTGTCGCACCAAAGGTGCGTCGGCTACAAATGGCCAGATCGCGCAAGCCCCCCCTTGCCCGGCCGGTGCGCGAGATCACCCTGCGCATCTCAACCGGCAAGATCATCCGCATACTGAGCAATGATCTCGATGCACCGGCCAGCGAGATCGCCGACCTCTACAAGCAGCGCTGGCAAATCGAACTGTTCTTCAAATGGATCAAGCAGAACCTCAGGATCCGCCATTTCCTCGGCACCTCCGAGAATGCCGTCAGGATCCAGATCTTCGTCGCGCTCATCGCCCACCTGCTGCTGCGCATGGCGCAGGCCTGCCAGGATACCATCGAACAGCCCCTCGCATTCACCCGCCTCGTGCGCCTCAATCTCATGCACAGACGCCCCATCAACCACCTCCGAAAACCCGAACCAAGCCCCAACATAAACCACGCTCAGATGCTGCTCATATGACCATAAAGCTCAACCGGACAGCAGTGGGCTTGTCCCGAGGATGACGGCGGCGCACCCACATCACCCTTGCAATGCCGCACCTGCACAGCCTAGCGTGACGCAGGCTTGAAGAGCGGAGGACAGCCATGAACGATATCGTGATTCTCGACGGGTGCCGGA